TATGAAATTGGTGAAAAGAATTATTAAACAAGGAAAGCAATTGAAAGTCACAATAAAAATTAAGTTTGACCAGAATTATCCAGTTGAACATCAATACGGAGACACGGAATGCGGCGTTTATTCTTTATATTTCATAGCACATATGCTTGAAGATCGTCACGATAGCACTTATTTTAAGACGCATATTTTAGACGATAAATACATGGAACAATTTAGAAAGGTATATTTCAATAAGGAGTTATAATGAAAACACGACGTAAAAGTATATAAATAATAATTGCGATATTATTTATATGGCATCAAAACAGATAAATATAGATTTTATTACAACTGAAAACATAGAAATGATATGGGAAATTATTTTAGACGATATAAAGGATCGTTTAAAAAGTCAAGAACAATTCACCCGGGCACGGGGTTTCTTTATAAATCAAGCCCGATTATTCTTTGAAAGAGAGAAAACAGTCGCACAGAATTTGATGCAAATGAATAAGAAATTTATAAGCCAGATTATGCAAAGTTTTAATGAACCTGCAAAACAACAACCACAACCATCATTTCAACAACCACCGCCGACCTTTCAACAAAATCAACCTTTTAAGGCCGAGGATATTCAAGCTGAACGTATAAGTGCTTTTGAAAAAAACTTGGAAGCAAAGAAAAACGATTTTTTAAATGCAATTGCAGTTCCTGTTCCAGAAGCTCCGAAATTCAGCGACAACAATGTAGATAAACCAATCGGAAGCGCTATGGGCGAGTTAATTGCCAGAACATTAGCGCAGCGAAATTTTGAGATTGAGGAACTTCATAAAACCGCGAATAAAGACGACGTTGAAAAGTTTCTTAGACCCGCAGAAACTTCTGTAAAATCCGAAAAAATACAACAAAAGCAGCAAAACAACGTTCAAATGGAAGAAAAACAGAAACAATACGATTATCAATACAAGAATCAAGTAACTCCAAAACTTATTCAAATCGGGGATGAATTGCCAACAAATAAAAAACAAATATCCTGGGGTGAAAATAAAGAATATGAAGTTAACGAAATAAACTTTGAAGTCAGAGAGATAGAGATGGACCAAAATCAAAAGATGGGGTCAAATATTTTCTCAAAATTAAAATATGTCTCATCTGAAACAAAGCCAAAGATTGCAAATGACATTGAAAACAACGGCCAAAAAGAAATAAAATCAGAAATAAAAGTTATGAATGACAAGATAAATAGTCTAGAAAATAAAATGAATAAAATCTTAGAACTACTTCAAAATAAAAATGATAATAACGACAATACTAATAAAATTGAACCTTTTGAAAACAATAATATTGAGAGTAATTATACAGAAGAATGAAGTATATAACTTTGATATTCGGGTTATTGTTACTTCCAAAATCGCAAGCTTTTATAAAATCCATTAGAGGCCCAAGAAGAAGTCGGTTAATTAACATGAATAATGAAGACAATCTAGAGTCAGGCGAAGTAAGTTGGGAAGAAATTCCATTTACGCAATACACTCCGTCGGGGTTCAAAAATTATATTCCGAAAAAAGTGAACCACACCCCCGCGCCTACAACAGAATATCCTCTGACGCCTCTATATGAAACGGTTAAAAACGACCAACTTCGGTTAGCATCAGCGTCAGTTGTAACAAAAATGTCTTACAAAGAGTTCTTCAACATAGATTTGTTTCTTTCGCAGTTAAATTCTAATATAAGTGCACACACGTTGTTTACTCCAACTGAGATGTTTTTGTTAACTGTATTATCAGGCATAGCATTTACTTACAATAAGACAAAAGAAACAGAAGCCGAGCGCCTTCAAAAATTATACAAATACGAATCTCGCGCGGAATATTTTGAAAAATACAAAAAAATTAGAAAGATAACCATGATGTCGTTTATTATTCTAACCTCTCTGTTTACAAGAAATGTGCTGATTGCAGAATAGTTTATATTGTATAACACATTATTTACAATATAAGCGTTTGGAATTACTGAACCATTTTAATTTTAACACCCTTTGGCGTTTGCTCTACATCTGCGATTAAAACCGGTTGAACTTGTGGGTTTTCAAGAGCCGCGTGGTAACTATCCCAGTCATATAACTTTCCATTATTTTTATCAATCTTCCTGTAAATATATTTTTTACCGCGGAATTCGTATGGTTTTCCTCTCCATTCAATAGGGTTCTTGTTAATTTTAGTTGTTGAATCGGGCTCCTCCTTTTTATAGCTTGGAATATAAGAAAACGCGGTTGATGAGGGTTCGCCAAATTGCAAGCAGTTGAGTTGCTCTTTGGATCCGCGCTTTGAGTAAACTGCGCAATCAATAGAAGCCTCTTTTACAGCCGTTATTATTTTAAAACTGACTTCTTCTTTAATCGTTGAAATCTCAAACAATGCTTCATCACTAGTAAGAGGAATAAAATCTTCCTTCAAATCTTTTTCTTCTTTTCCCTCAACGGGAATTTTGTATTTCCTTTTACTCTTGTCCTTTCTCTTTAACTCAATGGCAGCATCATTCTTAGGAGAAATTTGCTCTTTTGAAAAGGTCATCAAATATAAAAACACTTCAACTGTTTGAAGAGCCTCTGGCAATTCCTTGTGACTGCAAATTCTTCTGGCTCTACCAACGACTTGATCAATGCGCGCTGGATTCCAATAAGGTTCCATAATGTGAACGTATCTAGTGCTGCGCAAATTAATGCCTTCTGATCCAGACGCAGTAATCATCAACACTTTGATAATTTCACCCATGTGATTATTGTGAGCGATCTCCTTCAACTTTGATGTTATGGGAGACTTCGTGTCCCAATTGCTATTATAAATGTTACGAATTAATTCCTTTTCTTCAGCACTTTCTGTTCCAGTATAGAGTGCAAATGTTGGTTTCCCCATATTTTCCTCGCTAATATCTAAATCCCAAATTCCAGCGGAATCCTTTTTAATTTTAAACTGAGTAAACCCGTTGGCTTCTAACACCATTTTAAAAATTCCAATGCCCTCCAATGTTCTAAATTGACTATAAACTAAGTGTAACCCCAAGTGCGCCGGGTCTTGAATGTTCTCCAATATATGAAGGTATTTTGGGCTATATTCTTCCAATCCTTTGGGAGACAATACAGTACCCTCGTTTGTTTTCAAAAATTCAATGGCCTTTTGAATGCGAGATTCATATGTAGAATCGGCCAATTTATCAATCGCCTCATCGCCCTCCAATTCTCCGTCCCAGGCTTCTCCTTCCAAATCATTCGTGCCTTTTTTGGAAGTTTCCTTTAAAGCCTCTTCGTATATTTGTTCTATTTGAGTTTCCTCTTCTTTTTCTTCTTTGGGAAGAGGTCTTCCAGGGGGTTTTGGCATAACAAAGTTGCAATATAAACGAGAGAAAATTCTGTACGTTGATGAAGGATCTTTATAAATTCCATTTTCGTCAACGACTCCCTTTTTTTGCGTTGACGATTTTTCTTGTTTTCTCTCTTGAGCACGAGCTGCTTCATAAACTTTAAATTGGTAATCGCTCATCGGTATTTTAATTACATGGAAATCCGCCAACTTTTCATACCTTGGCATAAGTGATTCTTGTGCGCTTTTGAAATAAGACGTTAAGCCAATAATGCGTCGCTTGAATAATTCCATGTTCTTTGTGTTGCCGTTTTCAACATTGACAAACTTTTCAACGAAATCATCAAATCTATCTGGGAGAGCTTTTTGAAGAGTAATTTTAATTCCGGCAGTATTAACTCCTATTTTATTGTTCTCCAAAATGCTGACAACTCTTCTCTCAAAGTCTTGGTCGCTAATTGTACCTCTTTCTTCCATGTGCATTTTCCCGGCGTCGTCTTTAATTTCTTTGGGTCTATTTGTAACTCCGTGATACCCGCTATCCGTCTTGTATTTATTTTCAAACCCAAATGGGTTTCTTGTAACCGTAATAACTTTATCTTTGGAATAGTCAAAATAGTCTAAAACTTTCTCTCTAGCAAATAATTCTTGCAGTTTTTCTTTGGTTACAGATTGTCCAGAACGAATGTCAAGAGGAATCTCCCACGTCTTTATGTAACCACGAAGTATGTTGAAAAGTATTCCAATTTCATTCGGATAGTTAATAATAGGAGTTCCGGTTAGTAAAACGACGCGAGCATTTTTAGCGCTTAACAAAAGCTCATAAAGAACGAGAGCCAAAGAATATGGGAGACGTTCTTTTTTGCCATTTTTATCAATTGGAATCTCCTTTTCTTTTGAGAGTTTATTCACAATTCTACTAATAAAGTTGTGAGCTTCGTCAATAATAATAACAGCATCATCAAATATATTCGTCTCAAAATTGTTTGTCATGTCTCTCAATTTATCTCTTCGCAACCCGTTATAATTAATGAACTTATATTTGTATTGAATCATTTCGTCAATCTGATCATCCAAGCTCTTTATCTCGCTTGACTCCAAAGAGTCATAATTACTCGGTTTCGTTGTATTCACGAGCCATGAGCCTTTCTTTTTATTAATGTACTCAATTGATAAATTTAAGACACTGGAAAGAGTTTCAATTGCTTCCGGGTGATCTCTCGTTGAAATCCACTGCCAAAATTGATTCTTTTTATAAATGGGTTCCCCATATTTTTTCAGTTCTTCCATGTAATTTCTTCTCAATGAAGCCGGTGTCATTACAATAATCTTCTTTTTGCTCTTAAACCCTTCAGCAATTGCAATGGATGATAAACTTTTGCCAGATCCTAATCCGTGCAAAAGCAAAAGCCCGCGATAAGGTGTGTATAAATTTAAATAATCGCGAACCAATTTTTGATGATTTAAAAGTGTAAAATCTTCCGAGGATGATTTCCCGATACTATCGCACGATATTTGAGTTGTGTCATCCATCACAGCGTCGCGATAACTTGAAAATAATGAGTTGATGAAATTAACAAATTTCTCTCGGTTATTCATAAAATAACTAGAAACCTTGATATTAACATGGGGCTTCTTTGGAGGAAGACGTGCAATAGTTTCTATTCTATCAATGTCAACCCACTCTTCAGGTGGAATTATTACAACCCCTTTCGTGGGTCTTTTTGTGCGACGTTTTTTGGGAACCTCTTCTTCTACAAGTCGTTCTTCTTCTTTGACCTCGGCTTCGCCTTTGACCTCGGCTTCGCTTTTGACCTCGGCTTCGCTTTTGACCTCGGCTTCGCCTTTTTCCACCTCTTCTCCTAAGTCTTCCTCTAATTTTAATAAAACCTTTTTCGCGATTTTTTTTGCCTTTTTCTTTTCTATAACAACAGGCTCTTCAACAGTTTCACCAATTTTAACAGTTGGTTTTAAAATAACCGCGCTCATTTTATTTTCTTTTAATCTTTCCAACAATTCCTTTCTACTAAAACCAGTTTGTTTTCCGCGCTCGTCTAGAATTGTCACCTTACTAATTTCAACTTTTTCAGGAGCGTTAGCAACAGGTATAGCAACTGAAACCTTTTGCACCTCTTCTACAATTGGTTTTACTCGTAGTTTTTCTTTTAGTAACTCTAAAGGATTCATTGTTTATACTTATATACTATTTACACTTTTTTTCATTTCAAACACCGATTTAATTCTAATTTTTAAGCGGAATAACCGTTAATCTTTTGCAGAGCTTCATTGCACGCAATTTGTTCGGCTTTCCTTTTAATTTTATGCTGACCTTCGCCCAAATATACGAAAATTTTATCGTGTTGTTGAATGTGTTCGTTTATAGTCTGAAATGTTTTGAGTGAGTCAATGTGAATGGCATCGCTTAGTTTGCAGTTATACACTTGTTGGCCAATGCATAAAAATACCCCCATTTTATAGCCGTTCTCTAAATCGTGCTCAATTTCTAAATAATGAGGTGTCACCTTAAATTCCTTCTGGATCTTAACCTGTAGAATATTCTTATAATTGTCGTCATTTTGAATAAGTGCGATCCAATCTATGTGTTTTTCAAAAATGTTTTCAATGAACTTTTGGGCAATTTGAAATCCTGGCCCAGTAACAAAGACGTTTTGGAACCAACCCTCTTCATCCTTAACGCTTATTTTATTGAAATCCAGAAACAATGCTCCTAAAAATGATTCAAACAAACACCCGAGCTTCTTCAGATTTGTTCTAATTTTCTTCTCCTCCGCGTGTTTTGACAATATAAGCCATTTATTCAAATGCATCTCCATAGCGATTTTTCCAATGGCCTCATTCTTTACAATAGCAATCTTCTTCTCGGTCATAAACCCTTCGTTCTCTTTAGGAAACCTGCGATACAAATAATATTTTGTTACCAACTCAAGAATGCCGTCTCCCAGAAACTCCAACCTCTCGTTTGATTTCGTTTTCAATGGCATGCAATCTGACGGGCGCTCAACAATCGTAATATTTTGAATCGCGTTTTCCAATTGAGGTCGCTTGGTATAAGACCTGTGAACAAATGCTCGTTTATATAATTCCACGTTCTTCACAATTCCTGGTACTCCATATTTAGTGAGAATAGATTGAACTTCATTCAATGTAATCTCCACATTTAGGGGATTGTATGGATTGAACACCAACCCATCTTCCCCCTTAACAATATCATCGTCATGCAATATGTTTTTTTCGTTTGTCTTGTCGTCCATTTATATTAATTATCTCGGTTAGTGTTTAAACCTTTTGACAATAATTATTGTTCCAGCCTTTCAAAAAATTATTTTATTTAGTGTATATATAAATGGTTGGTATGGTATCACAATTTGGCCGAGCCCGTTATGTTGACGTTATCACTAACAGAGGACTTCAAAGCGGTGGATCTGTTGGCGGAGTTAAAAAGGCGGGCACCGTTCAATATGGCCCCACTTGGTCTCGTGGAAACATGGGAAACTTCTTGAACAGAGCCCCTCAAGGCTGCTGCAACAACTCAGTTGCATTCGCCATTATAAATACAACTAGACGCCCCGTGCAATACAACAGAAACGGCTATGCTGTGTCACACTCTGGTATGTTAGGTTAAACGTATTTGTTACAATATTTCTAAAACAAATTATATTACTTAACGCGAAAAATAATTTAATAACTAAATGATACTTAAGTTATTAAATGAGAATCAGGATAGACAACCGGGAACACGAATTAATACGTTTATGCAAACATTTTATTGAAACTGGACCAATTTATAAGGGGTTAGAAATATCGGTTGAAACCTTGCCAATTGGAGACATTATATTAAGTGACAGCGCCGACAAGGTTGTTATAGAGAGAAAAAGTTTAGCAGATTTGGCTTCTAGCATAAAGGATGGGAGATATGAAGAGCAGTCGTATAGATTAAATGGTTTGCAGCACCACAATCATAACATCTGTTATTTGATTGAAGGCGACGTCAATAGAATGAATGCGATAAACTCTTTCAAGGATCGCATTGATAAGACGACTTTGTATTCCGCCATGTTTTCTCTCAATTATTTCAAGGGGTTTTCTGTTTTAAGAAGCATGAATACTGAAGAATCCGCTTTAATGATTTGCAACATGGCTTATAAGTTGAATAGATCAACCGATAAAACCGCATTTTATTCAAATGTTCCTTCTCCGACCGTTTTTACAGGTGAAGACGCGGTTGAGAACCAGCAATCAGCTAGTGATTATTGCGGGGTTGTTAAAAAGGTAAAGAAGGAAAACGTAATTCCTGAAAATATTGGCGAAATTATGCTTTGTCAAATTCCTGGAATTAGTTCAACAAGCGCCGTTGCAATTATGAAGGAATTTAAAACCGTTAAAAATCTAATTGAAAAAATAAATGAAAATGAAAACTGTCTCAAGGATATTAGTTACGTAAACGCAAAGGGTCAAACTCGCAAAATTAACAAGACGGTTATCGCAAATGTAATTAAGTATCTCAAACACTAGAAGCCTATACAAATAAACCCAAAATCTCAAAACAAAATATCAAAATAAAACAAAAAAATATATAATGAATCAAAGCGGCATTTTTGTTTTCTTGAAGTATAATATACGATAAATGACGGAGGATTTCATTAAAATTGTTGGTATTGTTGTTATTATTGGGTTTTTAATATTTTTAGCAACAAAGTCTCTCAAGCTTCATATGAATGTAATGGAAGGTTTGACAAACCCAACCGATGCATCTGCTACTACGGGAATTGGTGCTTCTTCTGGAAACTACGCTAGCTCATTGCAAAATATGGCGACTAAATTGCAAAATGACACATTATTACTCAACAATAAAGATTACAAAAAAAATTATGAGAGCGTTGTTTTGCATATGGATGACTATATTAATGCATTAATGTTGAAAACGGTTTTATCTATAAACGCGAGTGGAGAAAATGCTAGCGATAACATTGACACAATCAAGACTCTTAATGAGCTAAACGCGGCTAAAGCGTCGCTTAACAATGTCATGAAATACATTGATTCTGTTTAACTCTAAATTTTTTCAACTCTCTCTAAATTTTTTATCAAGTAGTCACTGAAATGTTGGCAATTATGACTATAAACGTTAAATGATGCGGGCCACGAGTCTATAAGATCCGAAATTTTTTTATCTCCAAGTTTTTTTCGGTTTTTCTCATAATTGGCGCAATTATGCGTTTCGGTTACATTAACCCAATCGTCTACTAATGTTTGTTGCGTTGTTTCTTTCAAATGAACAAAGCGAATAATTCCAGGAATGTTGTGTCCTAAAAACATTTTCACATAACCAACAAAATCTGGTCGTTGTTTTGGTGTATAATCAATTAAATAAACGTCTTTTAATATTGATTCTTCGGGTGTTTTAATATCTGGTTTATTTTTTTGCAGCAAAACAATATTATGCAATTTTAGTTCAGGTAAAAATGATATAATGGCAGTATTCACTATTTTTACTTGATATGATTGCGTTTGTGTGGCAAATAAAAATGCTAGAAGCGAGTATATAAACTTTGACATTGACATTGACATTGCGATAATAATATTTGAATATAAAAATATTATTGTCTATTTACTGCATTTTTCTTTTTTGTTTTTATGTTGTTTTTTTCGTCTTAGACCCTTATGCTGACTTCATTTTCGGAATAGAATCCTGAATCAATGAGGGATTGGGTGTATTTTTGACCTCCCCAATTAGGATCCATCGGGTTGGGGCTATATAACATATTTTCTTGTTCTTGATCCATTTGGTCAAGTGGTGTTGTTGTTCCTTGATAATAATCAGTTTGATCAAACGCTGGAACAGAATTTGTATTATATGGCGCGTCATTTCGGGTTGCATCAACTAACAATGTTGGGTTGGGCCCGGTCATGGTTTTAACAATTGTTTTAATTTCAGGTGCAGTTGGCGTATTCGCTAGCGCGGGCGGCAATCCGCCCTGCAAATCGGTTGGGCTTGGTCTCATTTTATAAACAGAATTTCCCTGAGCGTCGTAAGTGTTTTGTAAATATAAAACCGGGCACCTTATGCCTTGACTGCGTTGCCAATCCAAGAATTCAACATAATCTTCTAAATTATCAAATTCAACTGGATTCACACCAGGAACCTTTGCAACCTTTGAATTGTATAAAAAATACTTTTTATCTTTTTGCACAAGGATGTCGGGGCATCTTGGATTAGCCATATTTGTTAAACCTTCCACCGTCGCCAATTTAGTGGGTTCAACTTTTATGCAATAATAAATGCCCGCTAAAAACGTAACTACTAATAATATTAATAAAAATGCGTTCATTGTATATAATACATTGCGATAAAATAAAAATGCAATTAAAATTTACACGAGTTTTATTTTCTGCTTTTATTTTATATGACCGGATCGCAGAACAAAAAATTTGACGAAATAACGCCTGAAATGAACGGGCTTGAAAATGCGCTAGAAGACTTTAACAAAAGTATCTCATCCGGAAAAAAAGTGTTCTTATTTTTATTTATGGACGGCTGTGGCCCATGCAATGAAACAAAACCAGAATGGAAAAAGTTTCAAGAACAATTAAAAAATAAATCGCACAAAAATGAAGCTGTTGTTGCTGTGGCGGTTAACCAAAAACTTTTTGACAAGCTTCTCGGTGCTGGAAACGAGCCGATGGGTTACCCTTGTCTAAGATATATTAATGGGGCTACCATTGAAGAATACGAAGATGCCAATATTGAAAATAAGGATAGAAGCGCGGGTTCTTTTATTAAATGGGTTGAATCCAAAGCCGCAAGAGGCATGAAACAAGCCGGCGGAAAAAAAACTAGGAGGCGTCGCGGCGGGAAATGGTCTTTAAAATATAAAAGAAGCATTAATTGCAGACACCCCAAGGGTTTCTCTCAACGACAACACTGCAAATATGGGAGAAGAAAAATGAAAACTGTGAAATCAATAAAACGCTAATTTAGTATAGAATAGAATGGGTTCCATACTAAAAATAAAAAATAAAATAAAAAATTAACGTCTGTTATATTT